TGGTGAGGGCGAGCCGCGTAGCCTCGCGGGCGCTGTCGATCAGGCCCCGCGCCTCGGCCAACTTGTCGACGGTCAGCTGCTGCCCGAGCGCCAGCGTGCCGCGGCCCAGATCGTAGATCGCGCCGAGTTCCTTCTGAAGCTGCGCCGACAGCTTGCCGATGTTGATGCTGAGATCGTCGAACAGGTCTCCGTTGATCAGCAGGGGCGGAGCGATCACCGGGGTGATCGTCCAGCCGCCCGGCTGCAGGCCCGGCGTCACGCCGCGCACCCGGAAGAGCATGTCGTCGGAGGCGCCGACGATGACCTCGATCGTGGTCCGGTCAGTCGCCGGGCCGGCCGCCCAGGTCACCCCGCCATCGTAGCTGAGGGCCCACTCGTAGGTCGCCGCGTTCCGCGCTGGCAGCCAGCCGGCGGAGAGGACCAGTGTCGCCTGCCGCTGGCTGATGCTGGCGGTGAGCCCCAGGATGACCGGCAGGGCGCTCGAGAACAGGTCCGGGACCTGGGGGAGCGGCGTGACGCCTGTCTCGGTGGTGTCGTAGACCTCCGGGGCGTCGAGGGTGCCCTTGAGGTGGATGTGTTCGCCGTCCTCGTCCGGGTCACCCTCGGTGATCAGGACCGGGTAGGCGCGGGGCTGGCCCGGGGAGAATGCCGCCCAGGGCGCCTCCTCGCTATCGTCGCGCGCCACCGCGTCGGCGAGGGAGACCTGGAAGCCGTACTGCCCAGCGGCCGCGGAGGCGGCGTTCGACGCATCGCCGGCGTTCACGACCAGGTCGGCGTCGCTCGCCCCGCGCGTTACTCTGACCGGGCCGAAAGGCCGGCCGTCGCGCTGGCGGATCTCGAGCCAGTGCGAGGCAGCCTCGGTCCAGATCGGCGGCGGGTCGAGGCGGAGGTTCGCCCCCCCATTCGCGCTGCCCACGATCTCGTGGCTTGAGCCCCAGGTCTCGGGCTCCGAGGTGGAGATCCGGACGAGGTCACCCCGCTTGAGGAGGCGTCCCTCCATCCGGGCCGTCCACGACACCGTCGTCCTGCGGTACTGGCTCTCGGCCGCCATGTAGCGCACCGCGCCGGTGGCCTGGACGCGCTGAACGAAGCCCTGCAGCTGCACCCGGGCCGGGTTGGTGAGCACCACGCCGTCGGGCGCGGACGACACCTCGGCGACGCGCCAGGACGTCTCGTCGAGGTACTCGCCGATGATCCCGTCCGCCCAGGCCTGATCGGCCAGCGCATAGTCGATCTCGAGTGAGCCGGCGACGATGTCGTTGTCGGTGAAGAGCATGCGCGCGAGGCCGCGCGGCTCTTCCCGGGTCAGGGTCAGCTTGTCGCCGATCGGCGCCGGGAAGGCGCGTCCCGCCTTGAGAACGGTCTCGAGCACCTCGTCGAGGGTCTGCACCTCGGTGAAGCGGAAATCGAAGGTGTGACCCAGCTGCGCCCAGAGGCGGTCGTAGGCCAGGAACGCCGCGAAATCGACGTTCGCGAGGTCGAGGCCGGCGCTATAGTCCGAGTTGCGCCACCAATCGAGGGCCGCCCAGGCGATCGACCGGGTGGGCTTGACGACCCACTGCCCATCCTCCCAGACCGGCAGCTTGCGCGTACCGGTGACCCGCAGCTGGCCGCCCGACACGCCGCTGTTCTGTTTGTTGCCCACGCCCTTGACCGCGATCGTGTAGACGCGCGGGAAGCTCTGCGGCCCATTGATCTTGGCCCTGAGAGCCGTCCACGTCACCGCGTCGGTGCCCCCCAGTTTCGCGTTCTGCGTCTCGGCAATCGGCGGGTTCTGACGGCGGGCCCGAACCTCGTAGCGCCCCCCGGGGACCGGGATCCGCTCGGTGACCCGGATCTGGCTCTGCTTGTTCTGGCTGTAGATGTTGCGGAAGACCTGCACCCAGGCGCCCGTCGCCGCGCCGGCGGCGTTGACGGTCCGCGCCTGCACCTCAATGTCCGTCGGGACCGGCAGCTGGCGGTCCTTGTAGGTGACGTAAGCGCCCCCACCCCAGATGAAATCGACCATCAGCTCGGTGGCGACGGTCCCCGCGGCGTTGACGATGACCCCCGGGGTGTACTCGGTGGTCAGCTCGGCACCCTGCAGCTCGTCCGCGGTCTGCACGTTGACCGGGTAGAGGGTGACTTGCTCGCCCGGGGGGACGAACTGGATCTCGATGCCCGGGTACGACGGGTTGTAGCCCTCGGCCTTGGTCCAGATCGGCGTGTCGCCCAGCTCGACCTGCTCGACGTCCATGTCCCCGCAGGTGCAGGCATAGAGGCCGTAATCGACCATCTGATCGCCGGCATACTCGCTGTAGACCGGCGCGGCGAAGTCGGGGGCGAAGCGGACCCGGCCGTTGAGCACGGGGATCGGCTGCATCGGCCGGGCGGCGTTGCCCTGCAGGCCGAACGAGTAGAGCGCATCCGTGCTACCGGTCTTGCCGCCCGCCTTGGGCTGCAGGAAGTGCGAGAGCAGGAGCGAGCCTGCGCCGACAACGAGCGCGCCGACCAGCGACGAGGTGATGGCGAACGCCGCCGTACCGGCGGTGAGGCCGACCGCGCCGGCGACGAACCCGCCCACCGGGCCGGCCACCGCCGTGAGCGCGATCATGGCGACGATCGCCAGGATGCTCTTGCCGGTGGTGCTGCCGCTCGAGCCGCCACCCATGGGCCGGCTGATGAACTCGACGTTGTCGTTCAGCCCGATGTGGCGGGCCGCCCACTCGGCTCGGCCGTAATACTCGCCGTTGATCCGGCAGACCGTCGGCAGGTCGAGACGCCACGCTACGCGCGCGAGGTAGGCCTCGACCGTCTCTCCCATGACGGCGCTCGCCTCCGCCATCGGCAGGATCGTGGCGCCCTCGTCGTCCTCCGCCGTTGCGTCGACCAGCTGCAGGACGCGCGTCACCCTGATGGCGCACGGCGGCCGGCCGGCGCCCAGGCGCGCGTCATCCTCCGCGGCGGCGCGGCGAGCGAGGTTGTCGGTGAGCATGGTGATCAGGCCCGGCGGAACAGACGTGTGTAGGTGAAGCCGATGGAGCGGAGCCCCGGCAGGTCATCGGCGACGACGCCGCGACCCTGGTCGACGTGGATCACCACGCCGGCGGTCGTCGGGACCACGAAGGTCCCGAGGTGGAAGTCTCGTCGGAGCACGTTGCCCATCAGGACGATGTCGCCGTCCCGGACCTCGTGATCCGGGATCTCGCACCAGTTGCCCCGCTCAGGATGCGCCAGCATGGCCTCGGCCTGCGCGCGGGTCGTGGCAGCAACGGACGTCAGGTCCGGCATCCCGTACCCGTAGAGCTCGCGCTGCAGGTGCTGGGTGAGGTGGTAGCAGTCCCAGGCGTCGGGCCCGGCTGCGCCGAGCCGGTAGGGCTGGCCGATCAGCTCGTTCAGGAGGTCGAGGCGGCTGGTCATGTGGGATCAGGCGGGGATGGTGACGGGGCCGGCGTGGGTGTGAGACATCAGCGGCGGGCCTGAACACAGACGGTCGACATGCCGCTGCGCACCAGCGCCTCACCTTCGCGGCAGACGGGCGCGGTCAGGACGCCGAGCGCCATGAATGCGAGCAGGGCCCAGAGGATCAGGGCGCCGATGGCGTTTTCGGACATCACGCCACCGTCGCGATAAGGCTCACCTCGCCCCCGGTGTCGCATTCGAGGGTGTAGGCGTGCTCGCCTTGACCCGGTGCGTCGAAGAAGGCGGTCGAGGTCGGGCGGCCGACGTAGTCCCCCGGGTAGGCCAGCGACCAGTTTCCGGGCAGCGTGAAGATGGGGAGGCCGTTCCGCCGCACACGAAGCGCGCCCCGCCCGATCGGCGCGGCCTCGATGGCGAGCGTCACGCGATCATCTGCACCGACCCGGACACGCATCGGGGGCGTCACCACCGGTCCATCGCTGCGGGTCGCGTGCGCCCGGTAGGATCCGACCCCGCTCACCAAGCCGACGGTGTGGTGCACGATCTGGCCGTGCGGCGTGACGACATTCTCGCGCATGGGGATGCCCGGGGAGGGCTTGATCGCGGCCACGGCGGGAGCGGCCACCGGGGCGAGCCCCAGCAGCTTCAGGATGGAACGGCGGTTCATGGGGCCTCCTCAGGCGCCGCTTGCTGCCAGCAGGGCGGGGAACCGCACCTGGTCGTAGATCTCCCGCATGACGCGGAGCTTGGTCGGGTCGGCGATCACCAGCGCGCCCTCGAGGCGCGAGCTCTTCCGCTTCACATTCCGGAGCTGCAGGCGGAACGGGCCGAAGCCGACCGTGTCGGGATCCGAGAGCAGGTAGCCTCGGAAGATGACGATGACCGGCTCGTTGAGCTTCGTCGCCGCCTCGAGGTACCGCGCGACCTCCCGGTTCACGTTGTCGAGCCACACCGGCGCCTCGATGCCCAGCTTGTCGATGCGCGGATAGTCGATGCCGAAGGGGATCGCCTTGAACAGCACCTGCTCGTTGGGGTTGAGCGGTGCCGCGCCATCGAGCCGGAACGTCATGTCCTCGGTGTTGCGCACCGTCCGGATCGGCGATGGCGAGCCGTCTTCGACGAAGACGCTGTGCAGGAACTCGAGGGTCGGAAGCATCCGCTCCTTGGTGTCGATCGTGGCCGCGGCCTCCTCCCAGGCGCGCGTTGCGGCAATCGGCATCAGAGGTTCCTGACGTCGAGATTGCAGGTCACGAGGGTGCGGTCGAAGCCGGCGGATTTCTCCGCCACCGCGTCCGACCCGCCAACGATGCTCACCGTCCGGGTCTGATAGGCGCGGGCCGACTGGATCCAGACCATCATCGTGAACTCGCCGGTGCCATCGCCCAACGTGTCCCGCAGGAAGGCGCGCCAGACCGCCAGCTGAGCGTCCGTCCACTCCCAGCCGTAGGACAGCCGCGAGATGCGGAGCGTGAACTGCGGGCGCATCCGGATCTTGCCGGACTGGGCCTGCGACGCGACCGGCGCCGGGCCGGAGTTGGTCACGCCGTAGGCCTGCGCGCTGACGGCATAAGGGAGGCCTGCCGGCCAGGAGGCGGGCATCAGCCGGTCGCCCTCATGCCGTACCGCTTGCGCATCACGGTATCCAGGCGCCCATCAGCCACCATGCCCCCCACCATCTTCTCGAGCTGGATGTCCACCCGCGGCCCCTTCGGGGTCTGGGTCACGGTCGCGCTGGCGCTGTGATCGGCCGGGACGTTGCTCACATTCACCGCGACCGCCACCGGGCCGCCGCCCTGGTTCTGGTTCGCCGCCGGCGGCTGCCGGCTGTAGCCATCGCCCACCGGGCCGCCGACGGCATACCCGCGCATGCCAAGGCGCATCGCCTCCACCGCCGCCACGCCGCCGGCGCGCGCCACGTCGCGCTGGCTCCACACCACCTCGCCGCGGTGGACCACGCCAGCCGGCTGGTGGACCCCGCCGGCGCCGGTGTAGCCGCCGGTCGCGAACTTCGGCATCCACGAGGAGGCGCCGACGTCGACCCCGCCGCCGCCCGCGCCGGAGAACCAGCTCGACGGGTTGAAGAGGCTGAAACCGCCTCCGCCGCCCGCCTTTCCGATCCCGTCGAAGAGGCCCGAGAACAGCTTGTCGGTGGTCGAGGACAGCAGCTTGTCGAGGACACGCATCAGGCTGTTTTTCAGGGCGTCGAGGGCGTTGGTGCCGCGCATGATGTCCGAGACCCAACCGCCGAAGGCGTCCTTGCCGATGTCCTTGGTCTGGGACAGGGTCTGGTTCAGCCGCAGGGCGCTCGCCTCCGCGCTGTCCATCCCTAGCCCGGTGCCGCGCAGCCGGGATGCGACCGCCGCCTCGTCGGTGCTCCGGCCGATCTGGCTGCGCTCGAACAGCAGGTCCCGCATCAGCGCGCTGTTCTGCACCGCCGCGGCCTGCTTGGCGTAGGCGTCCGCCACCTCGAGGATGGCGGCCCGCTCGTTGCGCGCGGTGTCGGTGAGATTGTCCGCCTTGGCGCCGAGCAGCTCCTGCGCGGTCGAGAACTGGCGGCCGACCTCGGTGCCGCGGCTGATCGCGTCGTTGAGGAGCTCCTGCACCTTGGCCCGGCGGCTCTCCGCCTCGGTCGTCTGCTCGGTCAGCGTGACCTGCGAGCGCAGGATGCCGGCCTCGCGCTCCGTGCTGCGCACGCCCGCCTGGTTCTTGTTGATCGTGCGGTCGGCCCAGTTGATCACATCCCCGGCGCTCTTCCCCGGGATGATCGTCGGGTTGGCCTTGGCAGCCTGCTGCCCGAGGAGCGAGGTGGCGTCGGTGCCTGGGTCGGCCCGCAGGAGTTTGATCGCCCCCTGGGCGCCGGCGAACCACGCGAGGTACTGGTTCCGGTTCGAGGTATCGAGGCCGGCCTTCTCGAGGGCGCGCTGGTTCTCCTCGGCGTAGACCTTGATCAGCGCGATGCTGTCGTCGCGGTTGGTGCGTCGAGCGGCGATCTCAGGATCCGACATGCCCGAGGCCCGCTCGGGGAACGTCTTCTTGAAGAGGCGATCCCAGGTCTCGGTGATAAACTGCCCGAGGCCGGTGGCCGAGGAGCGGCTGTTGCGTGCCGATGCGTCGCCGCGGCTCTCCACGTTGATCATCGCGGAGACGAAGTCGCCCGACACGGCGGTCCGCTTGGCCGCCTCCTCGGCGGTCTTCCGGATCGTGGAGATCTCGGTCTGGGCGACCGTGATGTAGGCGTCCCGCTCTGCGATGACCCGGAGCCGGGCCTCGCGCTCGGCCTGCAGCGAGGAGAGATCGCGAGCGTCGAGGTTCGGCGCGCTCGCCTTGTCCATGTACTGCCGGTTGACCTCGTCCCTGCTCGTGAGGGCGTCCCAGCCCTTGGCGCGCAGATCCGCGTCGAGCTTCTGCTGCCGCTCCGCGATGGCCTTGTCGACGCTGTTCAGCCCGACGTTGGCGTTGGCGTTCTGAGCCCCGCGCACCGCATCGCCCGCGGCGACCGAGCCGAACCGCTCCATATCCTCGCGCATGGAGCGCGTGACGTTCTGCAGGCGCTCGAACTGAGCCTGGATCATCGCCAGCTGCGCGCCGTCCAGGCCGAAGCGGATCGGGTCCGAGATGGCGCGCCGGAGCTTGTCGGCCGCGTTGGTGGTGTCCTGCAGCTCCTTCTGCGCCGGGTCGAGGCTCCGGGCGAGGTCCATCACGTCGCGGTTCCGGCCGGCCGCCGCGACGCTCTCACCCTGCTGCCGGCGGCGGGCCTGCTCGGAACGGAGCGCCCCCAGCTGCTGCTGCACCTCCGCCGTCTCGGCGTTGTTCCGATAGTCGAACAGACCGCCCAGGCCGCCGCGCATCCGGTCGAGCTGGGCGAGCCGCGCCTCGAGGGTGGAGATCTGGTTCTCGATCGTGCCGCCGGTGATGGCCTTGTCGATGCTCTCGCCGACCTTGTCCCAGATGCCGGAGATTTTGTTGCCGACCGTCTCCATGATGCGGCCCCACCCCGTCATCAGGTCGGAGGAGCGCGTCACGTTCTGGCTGAGCGCCTCGAAAAGCGCGCGCTGCGCCCCGAGCCGGTCGCCCTGGGCCTGCAGGTTGCGGATGCTCTGCACCGTGCGGTCGTTGAGCCCGCCGAGCCGCTCGTTGAGGAGGTCGGCCCCCTTGGTCGGATCCGCGAACGCGCCACCGAGCTCCTTGGCGGCGTCGGCCAGCTCCTGGCCCGTCGACAGGGCATAATCCTTGGTCTTGCTGATCAGCTCACCGTACATCGTCGAGCCGATCTGCCCGGTCGCCGCGAAGGCGGCCGCCATGCTGCGCGCCTCGCGCGTCGACACGCCTCCCGCCTCCGCCGAGGCCGCGGCGATCGCGTTGATCTGGTCGACGGTGGTGCCAGACCCGCGCCCCACCCCGGTGAGCGCGTCGCGGACCTCCTTCTGGGTGTTCGCGTAGGAGCGCCACGCGACCGCGCCGGCGATGGCCACCGCCGCCACGGCACTGAAGGCGCCACCCAGGAGCCCGAGCCCTCGAACAGCGCCGAGCGCCATCTCGCCGATGCCCACCAGGGCGCCCTTCACGCCGCCCTTCGAGCCGGCCATGACCTGATAGATCTGCCCGCCCTGCTGGGCGGCGGTCTGCATCAGCGGGATGCCGCTCGCCAGCGAGGTGGCTACGTCGTTGAACTGGAAGCTGAGGTTCTGGATCTCGTAGGCCGAGAGCTTCGCGCCCTTGGCCGCCTGCTCCGTGTTCCGGATGAAGGTGCCGATCGCGCGCTCCTGCGCCATGAACACCGCGGTGGTCTGCGCGACGGAGCGCCGGTAGCCTTCCTCGTTGACAGCCCCGGTCTTGAGCGCCCTGTCCGCCAGGGCCAGCTGCCGATCGCGCTTCTGCGCGGCGTCCGCCAGAGGATCGACGGCGGCAGCGAGGGCATCCCGCTCGGCGGCCGACATGGGCGCCGGGCCGCTGAGGGACGACAGGCGCGCATTCGCCCGCGCGTTCGGGTCGGTCGCCTCGCGGTAGGCCTTGGCGCCCACCATGCTGAGGGCGTTCCACTTCGCGGCAGCGGCGGCCCGAGCCTCCTCGGCGGCGGCGGCTTCCTTCGCCGCGGCGGCGGCGGCGCGCGTCGCAACCGAGGACCGGCCCTGGGCCTCCATCTGGGCGACGAACGCCGTCTTCACGCGGTCGACCGCCGCGGCGTACTGGTCCTGGGTGATCGCACCGGTGGAGAGGAGGCTGCGAACCTCCGCCAGCGAGGCGCGGTAGGTCATCTGAGCGGCGAAGAGCGGATCGTACTTCCCCCGCAGCCGCTCAGCCGCCTGGATTGCGGCTTCCATGTCGGCGCCGCCATCCCGGCCCGACGGCGCGGCGACGCCCAGCTGCTTGTTCACGACCGCCTGATTGGCAGCCTGCACGGCAACCCTGGTGCGCTCGATGACCTCGAGGTTCCGCTGGTAGGAGGCGGTCTCCCGGGCGCGGGCCTCGATCCCCTGGTCCACGGTGATGATGCCGGCGCGCTGAGCGCCGCCGATCTCCGTCAGGGCGGCGAGGTACCGCTGCTGCACCCCGATCAGCGGGACCAGCTTGCCCTGCAGCGCATCGGCCGCGGCGGCGGCGGCGCGGAAGTCGGCCTCGTAATCCCGGGCCGGCGCCGTACGCACCCCCAGGCGGGAATTCAGGCTGTCCTGGCTGAGGCGAGCCGCGGCGCGGGCGGAGGCCTCGCGTGCTTCCCGGGCGCGGATCTCGGCCGTGGTGGCCTGCTGCACGATCCGGCTGTAGCCGGTCAGCTTGTCGACCGCCTGGTCATAGAGCTGGTTCGACCGCTCCTGGGTGATGTTGCCGGCGGCGACCGCGAGGGTGAGGGTGCGCGAGACCGCGGTCAGCTTGTCGGTCGCGGTGCGGAGCGGCTCATAGGCGCGCTCGACCCTGGCGAGAGCACCCTCCATCGTCCCGAGGGACCGGCTGGTGTTCTCGAGCTTCTGCCGAGCCTCGTCCACGCCGACGGTGCGGGCCTGGATCGTCAGCTGGCGGATGGTCTCGACGGTGGACGCCATCAGGGGTTCCAGGCTAAGCGCCGCCGGCAGGCAGGGGGGTCGACATGCCGTGGGTGCTGTTGTGGGTGACGATCGCCGGCGCCGGCTCGATCACGAGGCACGGAGGCAACTCGACGGAGACGGTGTGCGTGAACACCGCCACCGGCGAGAGGAAGAGCGTCATCAGCCCCCGGTAGGCGGCTGCTTGTCGGCCGGCTTGTTCATGTGCTCGAGCCATGCCGCGTCGAGGGCCTGGACGATGCGCTTCAGCCGGGTGAATTGCTCCCCAGCGATGGCGTAGCGCGCGCCCCAGCGGTCGACCGCGGACCAGGGGATGCGACCCTGGGCTCCGAAACCGAGGGGGCGCTCGCCGGTGAGGTCCCAGAAGGCGTCCCAGGCGAGGCTGGCCAGCTCCGGGAGCTCGGGGCGCTGCAGGAGCGCCGGCGGCGGGGGCTTCCCCTCGAGCCGGCGCTCCTCGTCGATCTGCAGCAGGTCAGCGAGCTTGTCGCCCCACTGAAAGTGCCACCGGAGGGCGCTTAGGGCTTTCCCACCGCGTCCGTGGTGTCAGCCTCGCTCTCGATCGACACCACGTTGGCCGCCCACTGGACGGCGCGGTTGAACCGCTGGAAGTCCGGGTCGAGGAGCATCTTGCCGGCCAGCTCCTTGTCGAAGGGCAGCGGGCTGCCGTCCTCGTTCTGGAAGCCGTCCCAGCCCTCAAGCACGGTGTCGCGCAGGCAGGTAGCGACGAACTCGTCCTGCTTCTCCGGCGAGAGACCGCGGATCCGCTCCTCACGCGGCACGCTGTCGATCAGCCGATCCATCAGGGCCCGGTAATCGCTGTTGCCGAGACCGCGCACCTTGAGGCGGATGCTGCCCATCTCGGGGATGTTGCCGACCCACCGGCCCTGCTCGAGGACCGCCGAGTTGATCTTGAGGCTGGACAGCTTCACGCGCTCTGCTCCTTCGTCGAGGTCGCCTTCGCCGGCGCCTCCGTGGTCTCGGCCGCCGCGGCCGCCGCCTTCGCGGCGACCTCGCGGGCATGGCCCTTGCCGATGATGAGGTCGCCGAACTCGTCGGAGACCTCGAGCTCGTCACCCTTCGCGTAGGTCTTCAGCGCCCGCCCGGTCGGGTAAGCGTCGAATGTCTCGATGATCTTGACCGTCTTCACGGGTGCCTCCGTCAGGCCTGGGCGCGCTGGACGACGATCGACCCCTTGGCGGTGTCGTCATACTTCGCCCGGAACGGCTGGGTGATCATGGCGTCGTCGGTGTTGCCGCCCGGCGCGGCCTCACCGTCGAGGAGGCGGGACGACGGCAGGGTGATCGCGTAGCGGCTGCCCGCGACCGACCCCAGGGTGGCGACGATGCTGCCGGCCGCATGGTTGAGCATGGCCTGATACAGGTCGATGCTCTCGAAGTAGGCCATGAAGCTGCCGGTGACGTCGGCCCGGCCGTAGCCGAAGCTGTCCGTGTAGGGCGTGCCGACCAGCGGGCGGGTCCGCATGTTGTTGGCGATGGTCAGCTCGATGCTGCGGACCTTCACCGGGTCGGTCACCCCCGGGATCTGCAACTGCAGCCCGACGCCCAGGGACGAGGTCTCGATCGGGTTGGTGTTGGCCGCCGTGTAGGTGACGCCGGCCATCGGGGTCTTGGACACCACCTCCTTCTGGCCCATCACGGTGAAGGAGCCCGTGATCAGCCCGCGCGTCGGGACCGTCAGGGTCAGCGAGTTGATCTGGCACCCCAGGAACCGGCGGAAGCTGTAGGCGCCGCCGCCGTGGTCGAGGCGCTCCTCGAACGCCAGCGAGCGCGCCAGGGTGCCGTTCACGAGCTTGTCGGCCGTCCAGGCGCCGCACATCACCGCCTCGAGGACGTCGTCGAGGGTGCCGGCCGAGAACTCGAAATTCAGCGTGCCGGTCACGTCCATGCCGACCAGCAGCTCGTCGGAGACGTTCCGGTCCGAGCGGATCTCATCGCTGGTGACCGTGCTCTTGTTGCTGCGCAGGGCGCCGCCGGTGATCCGCAGCACCTTCATGGTCGGTGTGGCCGGCATCACGCCGAACGCCGTCTCCGAGATGTAGGCGAGCTGCCGCCCACTGCCCGATGCAATGCCCATGTCCATTCTCCGTGTAGCGGGGGCAACGATCAGCCGAAATAATCGGCCTGATACTCGACCGAGGACGACATGCCGTAGTAATTGGCGAGATCGTTGCGGTCATCAAAGACCGGGGATGACGGCTCGAACGTCGTCACACCGTCGAATTTCTTGTTGAGGAACAGGGCGGCCAGCTCCTCGAGCCAGATCTCGCCCTCGGCGGTGCCGGCGCCGCGCGCCACGTAGAGAACCAGACGCATCGTGCCGCTCTCGCGGATCAGGTTGTTGCCCGGGGCGCCTACGGAGATCGTCCGGGCCCGCGAGATCGGATAGGAGATCTCGAGGTAGGGGCTGCCGTCCTTGGGCGTCTTGCCTTTCGTGTTCGGGGTCACCAGGGGGCAGCGCGTCCAGCCCTCGAGGATGCGGCTCTCGCACGCCGCCTTGACCTTCCTGCCGGCCATGTCAGTTCCGCCCCGGGTCGATGATGATGGCAGGCTGGCGGGTGAGCCACTCCTCGTGCAGGCTCGGCCGGCCGCCGCGGACCTCGCGCGCCATCTTCGCGGCCGAGGCCGAGCCCGCCCAGGCGCCGATCGCGCCGAAGGGGACGGACCTGTAGCCGTAGCCGACATAGGCGACGTTGCCGTAGCGCCGCTTCGCCAAGACCGAGACGCCCTCATAGACGCCGTCCGGCGCCTGCTTCGACAGCCCGCGCTCGATCTTGCGGGCATAGGGTTGCAAGTTGATCACAGCGTACTGCTCGGCCGGCGGCACGTTGTTGATGTCGAATTCCTTGTCGTCGGCGAACCAGACGTGGCTGGCCTGATACTCACCCGACAGGACCGGCGAGTGCATCTGCAGCAAGCCGTCCACGAATTCGATCACGTCGACCAGCAGGTGGTACTCGAAAACGATGCGGCTGCTCACGGTGAGCCGCTCGAGGCTCTCGCGCTTCGTCCCGTCCACGAAGAGGTCGTGCTCCGGCCGATAGCCGAGCGAGGCCTCGTTCTGGTCGAGGGCGCGCCGGTGCTCCTGCTCGGCGTGCTCGCGCAGGTACTGGGCCTGCGCCTCCGGTCCCATCGTGTCCTGTATCAGGAGCTCGATGTCCCGCTGCAGCGGGTTGATGCGCCCGGACATCAGCCGCGGATCGTCACGTCGTAGCGGACGACGACGTCCGCCATGGAGACCGGGACCACGGCATCGACGCCACGGATCCGGCCGTCCACCGTCACTGCGTCGATCTCCTCCGTATCGGCGCCGGCCGGCCACCCGGCAGCCCGGAGCCCGGTGGGCGACAGGACGACCAGGCGCTCGTTCTGGGTGATCCCGCCGCCGATGTCGGTGGGGTCCTGGGCGACCCCGCGCACGAAGGCGCGCAGCTCGTAGGCCTGCCCGGCATGCCGCACCTTCACGGTCTGGCCGTGGGCCTGCAGCTGGCGGTCGAGCGCCGCGATGGCCTGATCAGGGCTCATGCGACCACCGGCATCTCGAAGCGCGCGAGGAGCGCCTCCGCCTCGCCGTGCCCGAGCCCGCCGGTGGAGGTCGACCCTGGGGCGGCGTAGCTGAAGGAGCCGACGCCCTGGACGTTCTCGCTCTTCAGGAGCGGATCGCGACCGGTGCTTGAGACCGCGGCGGCGACCAGCAGCATGGCGGCGCGCTCGACGGAGGCGGGCAGCGTCCACGCCGCGCCTTGCTCGTCCGACGGCAGCGTGTACCCCCCGACATAGTCGACCACGAGCGCCCTGCCCTGCCACAGGGCCCGCACGCCGCGGCGCATCCGATAGAGGGCGTCGCCCTCGAGGCTGTAATCGTCCTGGCCGAGCGGCTGGCCGTCGAGCGTCACCGCGGTGATCGTGGTGACGGGTGCCTGGGAGAGGATCGCCCTGGCGCCGCTGCCGCACATGGTCTGGCGCACCGTCTGCTGGGCGAAGACCCTGTTGCAGAACCCCTCGATGCTGCTGGTGGCGGTATCGATCAGGAACGCGAGCCGCGCGTCCGACGCATCGACGCCCAGGATGGCCTTCACCCGGTCAGGCGTGGTGAGCTGGCGGTTCGTGGCCGCGGTGATGACGGTCAGCATCGTGTCCTCGGATGCGAGGGCCCCAGGAGGGCCGGATCGGTTGGCTGGGGCCCTCGCGGGGCTTACTCGGCGGGCTTCTCGGCCTTCTCCTCGGCGGCCGGCTTCTGGGCCTCGAGGTTGCGCTTCACCGCCTCGGCCCCCGAGAGGGTCGGGTCGTTGAGGTCGATGCGGTTCTGGTCGGCCGTGGTGCCAGCGCGCGGGTTGGCGTCGAGCGCCGGATGGCCGACATCGACCCCGGGGACGTCCTGCTCCGGGGCGCCGGAGGGGGCGAAGCTCGTCGCCGGCTTCACGTCGGCCGGATCGCCCTTCGGCTTCTCGGCCGGATCGGTGTTGCTCTTGGTGGAGGCCATGGGCGCTCCTCCTCTGCTCGTTGCGGGGAAGGTGACGGGCTGCCGGCCGCCGACGGGGTCGAGGCGCCGGAGCGCCCCGACCAGCCTCGAGCCGCTTACGCGGCGACGCCGACCTGCAGGGCGCGCATCGGCTCCGGGTTCACCACGCCGCCGCCGACCCGCTTCACGGTGTAGAAGTGGACGTAGGGCTTGTTGGTGAAGGGGTCCCGGAGGACCGAGATGCCGATCCGGTCGATGACCAGGTAGGTCGCGGCCATGTCGCCGTAGAGCGCGGCGATGTTGCCGGCGGCCACCGTCGGCATGTCCGGCAGCTCCACGATCGGCGCGCCGTTCAGGGTCTGGGGCTGGCCCTGCTGGTAGGACGGCTGCCAGAGGTAGTTCCCCTGGCCGTCCTTCAGCTTGCGGGTCGCCCCGACCGACATGCGGTTGATGTAGAGCTTCGCGTTGCCCGCGAACTCGCCCGGGAGCGAGTACATCAGGTCGATGAAGCCGTCGCCGGTGAGGGCGGCGGCCGCGCCGGTCTTCGTGACCTGAATGGCGCCCCAGGGGTGCCGGGCGGCGTTCGCCGCGCCGTCGACATAGGTCAGGATGCCGAACGGCTTGTTGGTGCCGTTGCCGGACAGGAAGGCGATGCCCTCCTGGCGGGCGAACTCGTACTCCACCTCGCCGGCGAGCCACGCCTGCAGGTCGATGGCGCTGTCGTCGAGCAGCTGCTGGCTGATCGCCGGGTTCGCGTAGAGCTCGCCCGTCACGAAGTCGAGCGCGCCGACCTGCGGGGTGGAGGTGGCCGGCCGCGGCGCGGTCTCACCCACCCAGCCCGAGCCGACGGCACGGTCCGTGAACAGCTTCTTGAAGCCGGCGCCGGTGATGGAGATCACCCGGGCGTTCTCGCGGATGGGCGAGATCTGCTTCAGGCGGCCGATGATGGTGCGGTCCCACTCGATCGGGGCGAGGAAGCCGCCGTTCGCGTCGCTGCCCTTGTCCATCGCGGCCTTCACCGCGGCCGCGCGCACCGCATCCTCGTCACCGCGGCGCATGAACGCCTTGAAGGCGGCCACGTACTCGGGCGGCGTGGCCGGCAGATCGCCGGTGCTCTCGCCGGGGCGCATCTGGCCGGCGGCGAGCTTCGCGTTCAGCTCGTCGAGGGCCTTTTGGGCGGCATCGGCCACCTTCGACTGCTCGTCGACCGCGGCCTGCAGCTTGGTGATGTCGGCGTTGATGCGCTCCACCTTCTCGGAGTGGACCACGTCGGACAGCTTCTTGTCGTTCTCCGCCTTGAAGGCCTCGAACGACTTCGCGAGGGTGCCGATCAGCTCCTTCACGTCGCCGGTGGCATCGGCGCGCACCGTCGCGCCGACCAGGGCGCGCGGAGCCGGCCGGGGCGGCATGGCGAGCGCATAGGCACCGGCCACGACCGCGGCGGTCTTGGGCATGAACATCAGGGTTTTCTCCTGGGATTACGACTGGATCGACGCGATCAGGCCGCGCAGGCCTGCCAGCACGTCGGGATCGTCGGCTTTTGGCGCGACGTGGCCCGGTTCCCCGGGATCGGAGGCAGCGCCCGGCGTACCTCCTTCGAGGGCAGCGCCCGGCGTGCCCTTGATCTTCTCGAGCCGGGCGCGCGCGGAAGCGCGCGTCATGCCCGACCGGACGAGCGCCAGCTCGGCGGCGCGGAGGTCGTTGACTTCCCGGTCCGCGGCCTGGGTCTTCTCGTCCGTTTTGAGCTTGTCGGCGGGCAGCAGGCTGTCCGCGAAGCCGCGGTCGATGGCCGTCTGACCCGACATGTAGGTCTCGGCGTCCATCCACTTGGCGATCTGCTTGACGTCCTGGCCCGTGCGGGCGGCGTAGACCGCCGCCATCGCCTCGTCGAAGGGCGACAGGAAGTCGGAGACCTCGGCGAAGTCGTGCCGGTTGCCCATCGCGACGACCCAGCAGTTGTGGATCATCAGGAAGGACGCCGTGCCGATCTCCACGGTGTCGCCGGCCATCGCGATGATGCTCGCGGCCGACGCCGCCATGCCCATGACCTTGATGGTGACCGGCTGCGGGTGCTCGCGGAGCACATTGTAGATCGCGATGCCCTCGAACATGTCGCCGCCGGGCGAATTGATCTGCACCTCGACCGGGCGCGGGCCGATCGCGCGGAGCTGCGCGGTGATGCGCTTCGCCGTGATGCCGCCGGTCCAGAAATCCTCGCCGATCACGTCGAACATCGTGATGACGTGGTCGTCGGCCTCGACGGCGCGCACGCCGGCGGCGTCGGCGGACCACTTGTCGAAGACCTTGGGGTCGGTGAACGCCGAGACGTTGCGCTGGGCCGGCATCGGCAGGGCGCCGGGGCGCGCCTTCGACATGATGCGCGGCACCCGCGAGCCGGGCCGGCGCATGATCGCGCGCGGCGCCTGGTGCTCGGCACGCTCCTGCGCGACCTCCATCTGGCGGCGCGCCTCCGCCGCCTGGGCGGCCTTCTTGGCGTCCTGGGTCTCGGTCTCACGCGACATTTTCGTTGGCCCCCTTGAGTGCCGTCCCCTCTCCTCCCGCCGCATCTGTCTGGGCGGGCTGCGTCATGGGGTTGGTCAGGTCGTTCGCGCCCGGGTCGGCCGAGCGCGGCATGTCCATGACGTCGCGGACCTCGTTCTGGCTCATGAACGGCCGCTGGCCGCCGGCCCCGAGCGCCTTGGAGAAGAATTCCGCCTGATCCTTCAGGCTGCCGCGCAGCAGGGCGCCGGCGTTGAACTTGGCCTCGTACCGATCCGCATCCGCTTCATCGATCAGATCGCGGACGATGGCTTGCTCCCAGGCCTCGAACCACGGGTTCAGCCCGTACTGGACGAAGAGCTGGCCGAGCGCCTCGATGCCCGAGCCCCAGGACGTGTCGTCGACCATCATCAGCGGCCGCGGCACGCCGAAGATCCGAGCGATCTCCTCGATCTGCCGGGCGCGGGTCTCGTTCGACTGCGCGTCCCGGGCGTTCGGGCCGATGCCCTTGTACTTCACACCCTCCTCGAGCACCGGCGTGCCGCCGGCGTTCGCGGCGCCCTCGTAGAGGCTCGACCACTGCGCCTTGAGGCTCTCCATCGCCGGGCGCGACATGCGCTTGTCGGTCTCGAGCACGCCGTTCACGAACGAGCCGCGCTTGTAGAGCCTGGACAGCGCCAGCTCGGCGGCGATGGCCAGACCGATGGCGTCGGCCGCCTGCCGAACCATCGACATGCCGCGGATGCCGTCGGTCGTCAGTCCGCGGACGTGGTGGACGTCGCGGCCGGCGATCCGTTCCTCCGGCCCGCCCGTCGGCGGCTGGTAGCGATAGGACAGCGTCCAGTCCGGGTTCTGCCCCACCACGGTCTGGCGCGGATCCATCGGGATCAGCGCGACCACCTTGTCCTTCCGGGTCCGCAGGTCGACCGAGCGGATAATCCGGGCGTAGGCGTTGCCCTCGGTGAGGAGCCGCAGCTGCTGCAGCTGGCGGTACTCATAGGCGGTCTGCCAGGGGTTCGGCTTGCGGTGCAGGACCCGGAACAGCGGGACCGTGTCAGCTTTCTCCTTGGTCGCCTTCTCGATCAGGTGCAGCGGCAGCATTCCGATGCCGGACGAGATCAGGGATACGGCCCGGAGCACCGCCGGGTTACGGAGCGCCTTCTCGGTCGAAATGTAGATCCCGCTGTCCGACGGCTGGTCCGCCAGCATGTAGGTCAGCAGCGCCGGGTCGAGGAGGTCGAGGTAGACCGCCTCCGCCCGGGGCGCCGACACGGCGGCGCTCTCCGCCGTCGGTGCAGACGAGCGGAACCAGTCAATCAAGCCCATTCGCTCGCCTCAGACGATAAGGAGGGGACGATCCTCGTAGACACTGCGGGGCTGCAGTGGCTCCGGGTTGCGGCTCAGTAGAAAGACCGCGTTGAATTGCGCCATGGCGACGTCGATCTTGGCGTCGCCGGCGTTCTGCTTGGTAGCCCTCACTGCCGTGGCGGTGGGCTCGATCTTCAAATTTGCGACGCACCACGCCGCCAGCGAAGAGCCGCTGTGGACGAAGGTGCCGTTGGCCAGCTTGCGCTCGGCGGTCTTGATCGCCGCCATCAGGCCGAAGCCCTGGGGCACGCCGACGAGGCCGCCGTCCTCCTGGGTGATCTCCTCGGCCGCGAGGCCCTCGACCAGCTCGCCCAGGCCCGCCGGGTCGACCCCGACGCCGCCCAGCAGGCCGCGGTCGCGGATCCCGGCGATCAGGTCGACGATCTCGGACACGTCCTCGAGCTTGTCATCGACGATGGTCAGCTCGCCCGCCTTCTCGAAGTCGCGGAGCTGGGCGACGATGCCCGGCCGGCGCTCGAGAACGCTGGTGTGCGCCCAGGCGCGCGACCAGCAGAGCCAGTGCCTGGTCTCGCGGTCCCGGCCGAGCACCGCGAGCCCGAAGAGGTCGTCCAGACCGCCGCCGTCGACCCCGACCACCACCACCTCGCACCGGAGCAGCAGCTCCTCGAGGGTGAGGTCCGGATCCGCACGCTTCTCCCAGAACTCGGCGCCGGGCCAGCGGTCCGTCCGGAGGGCGGAGCCGACCTGCACGTTGAAGTGCTGGCTGGCGATCAGCCGGATCTTCTCCGGCCCCTCGCGCTTGGCCTTGAGCACCTCGCGCCGCAGGAACGCGACGTTGACCGAGCGCCCCAGGTTCGGGTTCACGAGGGACCAGTAATTCTCGTTCTCCCAGCCGCCGTCCTTGGAGTAGGCCTCCGGCAGCTCGTACAGGATCGGCAGCAGCGGCAGGTCGAGCTTGCCGTCGCGCACGTCCCGGGCGTTCGCCAGCTCAACCTTGAACACGCCCGCCGGCGGGTCCTTGCTCTGGGTGGTGATCTGGATCAGGAACCCGTCCGGCCGGGCCGTGAGGGCGCCCCGGATCTCGACGAAAATGTCCGAGGCCTTGCTCTTGGCCGCGAAGACGTGGGTCTCGTCGATCAGGATGTAGGTGGCCTTCGCACCCGTGATCACGTCGGTGTCGCTGGCCTTGACCTCGATCGTCGCGCCCGTCCGGATGTGGGTGATTTTCCGGATGTGCTGCTGGATGTGGAAGACCTTGATTAGCTCTGGGTCGGCCCGGATCGTGCCGGCAATCTGCTTGAACGATCGATCCGCCACGTCCTTCGTGGGGGCGATCAGCAGGCCCTCCGCCTCCGGCCGGCGATTGAGGATGATCGCGGTCAGCATGATGGATGCCGCGCCGGAGGTCTTGCTGTTCTTCTTCGGGACGAGGACGAACGCTTCCTGCAGCATCCGCTCGTTGGTGGCCGGATCGTAGGCGCCGAACACCGCCCGGACGATGTCGCGCAGCCACTCGCCGGCGGCCTCGGCCATGGTCGGCTTGCCGATCACATCCGGGATCCGCAAGCGGTTGAAGACGCGGACCGCCCGGTCCGCCTCCGCCTTGAACAGAGGCAGGTCTGGGACGAGGGACGCCCCATCCATGATGCGCCTCTCCCAGTCCGGGACGGCGGTCGACCAGGTCGTCACTGGCGCGGGCTGCCGTTCAGCGAGGGCCACACGTCTTCAGCGCACCACATCGCGCCAACGACCATGCCGCAAATAGCGGCGAGCGCAACGAACCCGCTGAGTGGCACGCCATGCCACCACGCCGTGGCGACGCAGAGGGCGTTGAACAGCCATGCTGTCATCGCGACGAAATTGAAGAGCCTCCAAACGCTCACGGGTCAGATCAGCCCCTTGGCCATGTCGCCGGGCGCGTAGCGGCGCGGATCGGCGTCGTCGACCATGCGGGGCGAGACCTCGCCATAGGGGAACACGCCGGCGAAGCCGAACCACGAGACGACCCAGGCGCGGCACTCGAAGTGGCAGCCCGCCACCTCCTCGTCGTCCATGCCCGGGATGCCGTCGGCATCGCAGGGCGTGATCACGCGCCCGATGTAGGGGATCAGGTAGCCGGTCAGCATGTGGCCTCGCTTAGATCCGGAAGGTCTTGCCGCAGTGGCGACACGTCAGGTCGACGAGGTGCCAGGGCGAGCCGTGCTCCGTGTCCGGATAGTCGTGGAAGTCGTCGTACAGGCCGCGGCCCGCGCTCTCCTCGCAGACAGCGCGCTGGGACAGACGGAAGCGAGCGAGCAGGTGGCGGACGTGGCGCATGGCTCTCTCCCGGCCGGACTGAAGGGCGCCCCTCTTCCCGAACCCGGTCGGCCGGCGGCTTCATCGTGTTGCCGTCGGCACGCCGAGATCAGGGCCCTGGGGCCACGGGCTGCAGTAAGGGTTCCGACACGAACTCGACCGCTCGCTACCCATCCCGGCTTGCGTTCGGTTGCAGTGGTTGAGCGCCCTACTCCTGGCAGCTGCTCGTTCGGGCTCCCACCGCGGGCATTCGGCGCGGCGTGCTAATCCGCGCGTACTGACCACCTACTGGCTCACGGGCCAAAGCCTCGTCCGTCGGTCGTGTCGGACGGCCCGGTGCCCGCCCGCTTCGCGCCCCAGCCTTGCGGCGGTGGGACGTGAGCGCCTCGGATACCGAGCCGAACTCATCAGCGGGCGGTGTCCGCCCAGCGTGTTGATCCCGTGTCCCCTGTCCGCTTCGACAGGCGCTGACCGCGCATCCCGCGCTTCCGGCACGCCCGCACCCATCCGCAACCGGCTGGTGCGCCGCCACGCCCCGCGAAGGGCGCGCCCGCTGAACTGGATCGATGCGACCGGCGAGTGCAGGCCCCCGGTTATTGGACGGGAAGTCAAACGCCTGTCGCATCGAACTGTGGCTGTGACGCCAGGCCTCGAACCTGGGACCGACCCGTTAACAGCGGGACGCTCTACCGACTGAGCTACGTCACAACATCCATGGAGCCGAGGGCCGGGATCGAACCGGCGACCATCCGCTTACAAGGCGGCCGCTCTCCGATCTGAGCTACCTCGGCAAACTCGTACCGCTGTTGACCCGACCATCCTCCCCCGCAGAGGGGGGAGGGTCTTCAACGGATCGGGTGGGGCTTCGGCCCTGCAGCCCGCCGAGGCAGGCATCAGGCGCTCGCGGCGCTCCCCGCTGGTATTCTCCCGGGATGGCCCTGGGGTGAACCCGGGCTCACACCCCTACGCGCGGCGTGCCCCGCGGGCCCGGATCGGGCGCCACCTGGGCGAGCGCCTCGATCGTCCCGAGCTGCAGGACGCGGGCCGCCGCCAGCAGGTCCATGATCTGGACGTTGTGGCGCGCCACGATCTCGGCCACCGGGCTGGCATCGCCGCGCACGTTGGCGGTCTTCGCCCTCAGCTCGTCGATCAGCTGAGCGAGGTGGTCCTCGAGCTTCGCCCCATCCGGGTTCGCTCGCGACATCAGGATCGGGCCCGGCCGCCGCGCCAGCTCCGACGCTGCGACTGGCGGTGTGCCCTTCCGGAGGTACTGGTCGAAGTGCTCCTCCGTCGTCGCCTGACGGGCATCGTGCTGGGTCTGGCTCACTGCAGCGTCTCCTTCGGGGGCGCGAGGTCGTCGCCCCATTCCGTCCCCGATCCGGCGCCCTCGGCGTCGACCAGGGCCTGCTCCTTCTTCCCGAGGCGGCGCCGGCGGGCCGCGGGCTGCGCCGAGGGCTCGTCGTCCTCGTCGGTCGCATCGGCGCCGTCGAGGAAGGACCGCTCCGCCACCGCGGCGCCCGTCATCTCGACCAGCTCCTTGATGGAGCCAGGATGCCCCTCACGCGCCTTCCGCCACATGATGTCGATGATCTCGGCGCGGCGCCGAGCCGCTCCGTGCTCGAGCTCGTCCGCGAACCGGACCTCGAGCTCGGCGACCGTGCAGCCGACCGCGCGTGCGATCGTCTCCCTTCGCTCGCCCGCCGCCACCATCTGCTCGACCTGCAGCGGGAGCCCATGCTCCGCCCCGATCGGCTGGGTGAACGCCTTGCCAGCGAGCCGCTCCTTCCGGATCAGCCGGCCCGCCGCGTCGCGCGGACCATCCTTCCGCGGACGGCCGCCCTTCGATCCGGATTTCGCTGCTGTCACAGGCATGTGCGGGTACGCTACCAGTTTCCTGCCGAGGCCATCCCGGTTTCATGACGGTTTTGGCCCGGGGCAAAATTAATTCTGCGAATGGGTCCCCGTGCGGTCATCCCCCCTCCCTCCGCCGGACTTTCGACCCCCCCTCCCCTCTGTAGGGGTGAGCGGGCTCCCGGGCTGAGGATCCACGAGGCTGGTCCAGGACGGGCGAACGGGGGAGGTGCCGCTACCTTGGGGGGAGAGCGGCTTCCGGTCTGTACGGGGCTGCTGTGGGGTGGGTCTCTACCGCCTCAGGAGGGCGGGTCGACCTGGTGCTGTGGGAAGCACCACGGGCGGGCCGTTCCTGGGGTTCTCGACCAGGTCACCGAGGGGGCAGCCTGCGAGGGCGAGGCCCACCCACAGAGCAAGGACGTAGGCGAGCCCCTCGATGATCCGGGCGACGACCCTCATGGGGTCCGCTCCCGCGGCGAGCCGCTCCTCACGGTTCGCCGTCCTCATCGGGGTAGGACACCACAACGATGATGTCGGCATGCGTGCCGTCGCTCACGCTGATCTGGACGTGGGCACCTGCTGCGATGCGGGCCCGCTCGTCGTCCGTCAGCATCCAGCGCGAAACGGTCTGGGGGATCGGCGCCACGTCTGGGCGGCTCGAGACGATCGGCTCATCGGTGACGGGGATGACGCGGCCCGTTGGCTGGGCCGCCATGCGGGTCCGGCCTGGAATATCGAAGGGACGCATCAGGTGAGCCCATGGCGGGCGGCTCGAGCGGCCGTGGTCTTCCGAGTGTGGCAGCCGGTGCAGAGCGCCTGCCCGTTGCGTGGGTCGAGAAGGGCGCCGCCGTCCTGCCGTTCGACGATGTGGTCGGCGTGGAGGCGCACGCCTGTGGCGCCGCATTCCTCGCACTTCCATCCGGCGCGGCGCCGTACCTCAAGGCTCCACGCCCGGTGGGCCGCGGTCCCCAACTCCGCATCCCGCTCCTTGGGCGGCGGCGGGACGGTGCGGCTGTCCGCGGTCGCGACCAGGGGCGCCAACGTCCGAAGACGGGGCTTGCGGGGTGGCACGGGGCGCGGCTCCTATAGGGCCAGTCCCGCCGCACCATGCGTTTCCCAGACGCATGCGGCCCGCGGCCCGTGAGGGCGGCAGGCTTGAGGGGCGGGACTGTGAGGGAGCGCCGTCGGCGGGGCCTCGAGTGTGGGCCGCACCGCGTCAGGCGCAATTCAAGCTGTAGGAAAGGGGATAGCTGCGACTGCGCACACTCGCAACCTGAAAAACACTTGCTTTCTCAATGTGTTACTTGAGAAAACTCCCGCATGCCCTTGAGGGGGTCGGGTTTTGCGGGTTTCGGCGCGGCGTCACGTCACAAAACCGGGATGAAACCGGGGCGCTAATGGGAACGCCCCGTGAACCTGTAGGGACCGGCCTCAGGCGAGTTCGACCTCGTACCGGGGGCGGGCCGCTAGAGCGTTCCAGGCGCGGACCGTGTCCCGGGCTTCGTCGACACAGCCCACGAAGGCGATGACGCAACGGGTGAGGGTGCAGCGGATCCGGTAGGTGCGGGGGCGGGTGGGAGTGGTGCCGGCGAGGAGAGCAGCGAAGGCTTCCTCGAGGGTGGGCTCCGGAGCGGCCGGAGCAGCCTGGGCGATGATCTCGTTGAGGGCGGCGGCGAGGTCGTTGAGCACTTGGTCTCTCCTTTGGCTGTATTGATGTTGTATTTGGAGAGACTTCGGGCGTCAACTGCAAATCTGCAGAAATCGACAGATCAGCTGATTTTTCTACTCTCACCCTGAGGGTCGAGCGGAGATAACCGCGCGAGATGGGGACCGGACGACCCACCATCCGGCCTCGACTGCGTAGCGGTGTGCGCGCACCGGACCTCCGAGCCGTGACGTGGAGGGGCCTACGGGGCGCCTGAGCGGCGAGCACGGGCCGCGGGGCGGGGACAGGGGCGGGCGGGGGCGCGACAGCCTCCACGGGCGCCGGAGCCGGCTCGATGACGGCTCTGGGCTTCCTGGGCATCCCGACGAGGCGCACCCCCGTGATCTCGGCGCACCGCTCTGCATCGGCCATGGTGAGGCGGAAGGCGCCACCCTTGCTCGAGCCGGCCGGGGCATAGGCGGTGCCGTCGCGGGAGGCGCGGAGCAGGCGCTCCCGGGCACGGTGCGAGCTGCAGTGGGCGACGACCGGGCGGGCGGTATCGTCCCGGGGCGAAACCGGGATTGCGACGGGATCCGGCTGGGACTGCACCGGGGCGGCGGCGGGAGCCTCAGGGGCCGGCACGGGGACGACCACGTGCGCCGGGGCGGGGGCCTCAGCCTCACGGGCGAGGCGAGCACGCTTCTCCGCCATGGCAGCCTCGTACTGCTCGAGCAGCTGCGCATCCGTGCGGGCGGCGCGGTCTGCCTTCACGGATGCTTCGATCCGAGCGGCGTTCTGGGCGCGGATGGCCGCGAGGATCCGCTTGCCGTCCGTGTGGGTGGTGCCGCTGGCGCACGGGTGCCGGTGGGTGGGAAGTTCCCGCTGCAGCGCGGCCCGCTGCTGGACGCGGATCCCCTCAAGTACCGCGGCGCCGTAGGCGCGCCCCTCGTCCTCTGACAGGTCGCGCTTCGCCGCGAGCTTGCGCCACTTCGCGGCGAAGCGCGACCTGT